ATTTGTTGCGAGGTTTCCGTAAGTTTGCGAGTTCTAAGTCCCAGCAACGCATACTTATACAGAAATTCATACCACAAGTTGCTTAACTGTAGTATGACACACAAAAAATCTCAGATATTGAGTAGGGGATGTAAGTGCTTGATTCTTCGTTAAAAAACTGTATATGAATCAAGCACTTATTTCACTCGTAACCCATTGATTTATATAGTAAAAGAAATTTAAAATAATGCTTGACTTTCCGTATTTGTTGTGTTATTATATACGTATAGAATGAAAAATTAATCATTGTCTTGTGAGGAGACTTATATTATGAACAATACGATCTTTGTAGAAAACCTTCGTCAATTAGTTGACGGTAATAACTGTGTTCGCCGTAAGGATATTGTTAAAGAAGCAACTGCTGTTGGTTTGGTTATTCAACAGAATAAACTTGAGGCTTATAAAGTTGATAAAGGACTTTATGATTTGACCGAAATGTTTGCAGGTACCGCTGCGAGTTTTACTCGTCCTGAGCGAGGAACTTCGCCTTCAGTTCGACCCACTAAACTTGAGGTTGTTAATACAACACAAGCTCCAGTTTCAGTTCCATCTGCTAAAGTTGTAACAATGGCTAAACTGATTATGGATATTCAGAATTTGGTTCCTTCGAAGGATGATACTTATGTGCCTTTCGGTTTTCATAAGGATCTTAAAACCATTTTGAATACAGGTATTTTTTATCCTGCGTTTATCTCAGGACTTTCTGGTAACGGTAAAACCACAATGATTGAGCAAGTTTGTGCCCAGCTCAAGCGTGAGGCTATCCGTGTTAATATTAGTATTGAAACCGATGAGGATGATTTAATCGGTGGCAATACACTAGTTGATGGTAACGTAGTCTATAGAGAAGGACCGGTCCTCACCGCCATGAAACGTGGCGCGGTCCTAATCCTTGATGAAGTAGATCGTGGCTCTAACAAGTTGATGTGTCTCCAGGCCATACTTGAGGGCAAACCCTACTTCAATAAGAAGACTGGCGAAACCACTACTCCTGCCCGCGGGTTTACTATCATAGCCACTGCTAATACAAAGGGCCGTGGATCAGACGATGGTAAATTCATCAGCGCACAGTTGTTGGACGAAGCGTTCCTGGAGCGTTTTGCAATTACCGTGGAGCAGGAGTATCCTACAATGGCAGTTGAGAAGCGTATTGTTCTCAACAAGATGGAACGCGCCGGGTGCGTTGATGATGACTTTGCCACTCATCTTGTTACATGGTCAGACGTTATACGTAAAACCTATTTTGAAGGTGGTATAGACGAGCTGGTCAGCACCCGGCGCTTGGAACATATTGTCAATGCCTTTGCAGTCTTTAAGGACAAGATGAAGGCTATCACTTTGTGTACTAATCGTTTTGATCCTGATACTAAACAGGCGTTTGTTGATTTGTACAGCAAAGTTGATCCTTCAAATCTTCAAACATCAGAAGAATCTACTACTGATATGTACAGTGAGGAGATTAGTTTTTAATTATGAATTATAAATTTAATGAAGATATTTTGGTAGAAGAATTTATGGATTACATAGATTCTACCTATGCAGGACACTACGGCCAAGGCGGACTACAATCCGCTGAGGTCATTGTTGATAGAGGACATGGACTCGGATTCTTTCTGGGTAATGTTGATAAGTACAATGCTCGGTATGGTAAGAAAGGTGAACCCGAAGATCACCGTAAAGATTTGTTCAAAGTAATTCATTATGCCTTTTTAGCATTAAATGAGCATGATAGGATACATAGTTTTGATAAATAACTGTCAATACATATTGACAAATTAGTTTGTGTATGTTATAGTATACACATATTATTTTATTCATGGAGTTTTATTATGAAGTTGAGTACAAACACTGTAGAAGTTTTGAAGAATTTCGCATCTATTAATCCTAACATTCTTATTCGCGCTGGTGATTCTATATCTACCATTAGTGCAGGTAAGAATATTTTTGCTAAAGCTAAAATTCAAGAAACCTTTGATCGTGAATTTGCAATTTACGATTTGAATAGTTTCTTAGCTACTCTTAGCTTGGCAAATAATGCTGACATTCAATTTGACAATGAATTTTTGCAAGTTGAGATTGATTCAGGTACAATGCAGTATTATTATTCAGACCCGTCAGTCATTCAGGCTGCACCTGATAAAGAAATTCAAGTTGATAATTATTTTCAGTTTACTCTTACGAAAGAGGCACTTAAAACTATTTTTAGCACTGCTTCGGTAAGTCAAGCTACTATGTTTAGCGTGATTGGTAATGGAACTAACGTTAGTATTGTTGTTGGTGATCCTAAAACTCCATCAAGTAATAATTATCAGAAAACAATTGCGGCTTCGACTAAAGTATTCAAAGCACATTTGCCAATTGATAGTTTGAAAATTATGAATGACACTTATACTGTAACAGTTTCAGAAAAGAAATTCATCTATCTAGAAGGCACTAATGGTAGTTCACGGTATTGGCTAGCACTTGATAAAGACTCGGAGTTTTAATTATGGATGAATCTAAACTTAATGTAGAAGTGCGCGAGACTGGCAACGGATGGCTGGTTACATTTACACGGTGGGATAAAACAGTTGAGTTTGTTTTTACTCGCCCCGGTCCTGCTCTTTCTATGATCAAAAGTGTTATGACAGAGAGTGTAAATCCCTTTGCAGACATGCCAGGATATTCCCATGAGTAATGATACACCCGTACAGGTAGAAAAAGATAAAGAAGAAGAAGGCAAGCATATTGAATTGAATATTACGGACAATACGACAGTAAAAGAAAAAATTGGTTAATTATATCATGGAGTTCGTAAATGGATCATTTTTTATGGGTTGAGCGTTACAGGCCCAAGACTATTGAAGACTGTATTTTACCTGAATCTATTAAAAACACTTTTAAGGAGTTTCTCTCAAAAGGCGAAATTCCTAATTTGCTTTTGTGTGGTACAGCAGGTACAGGTAAAACTACAGTAGCTCGGGCATTGTGTGAAGAACTAGGTGCGGACTATATTATTATTAATGGTTCCGATGAAGGTCGTCAAATTGATACTTTGAGAACAAAGATCAAACAATTTGCGAGTGCAGTTAGTTTTGGTGCAGGTACTAAAGTTGTAATCATGGATGAAGCTGACTATCTAAACAGAGAGTCGGTTCAACCTGCACTCAGAGCATTCATTGAAAACTTTTCTGATAATTGTAGATTCATTTTTACGTGTAACTATAAGCAAAAAATTATTGCTCCTCTTCACAGTAGAACTACTGTCATTGAATTCACTTCTCAAAAAAGTGATAAAGCGCGTCTTGCATCTGCATTTATGAAACGGATGCAATATATACTTGGTCAAGAAGGTGTGCAATATAAAGAAAAAGTTTTAGCAGAATTGTTGATGAAGTTCTATCCTGATTACAGGCGAGTAATTAACGAATTACAAAGATATAGTTCATCAGGTTCAATTGATGAAGGTATTCTCAGTAATTTTTCTGAGGTCAACACAAGAGAGTTGATAACTTCTCTTAAAGAAAAAGACTGGAAGAAAATGCGGCAGTGGGTCGCTAATAATGTTGATTCAGATCCGCAAGGTATTTTTAGATTTATCTACGATAGTTTACTTCCTGAAGTCACTACTATTCCTCAAGTCGTACTACTGATTGCTGACTATCAATATAAGGCAGCATTCGTTGCTGATCAGGAAATAAATCTTACAGCATGTCTGACTGAAATTATGGGCAATGTTAAATTCAAATGAAGAATTGAAAAAAGGAATTTTACATGAAACGTGTTGAACCGAAGGTTTCTTTTATTGAGGAGTTAGGCAAACCTTTTGATATAGTCAATGAGGATGAATTTTCTGAAAAGATTAAAAAAATAAGTCCTTTTGATTTTATAGGAAGTATATGTTTCAGTAAAGAAGAACTTATAGTAGATGAGAAAACAGAATCACAATACAATGCCTTTATTGTCAACAGGGGTCTTGGATTTGGTTCTGATACTGTTATTGCTGCAAATGAAATGAACAGCAGACCTCACATAGATAAAAAAATGCAGTATGATTTTCTTAAATCCGTAATTCGTAAAAGCAAGAGATATAATAAGTGGATAAAATCTGAGGAAGAGAATCTAGATTTAGTTCAGGAATATTTTGGTTATAGTTTTAATAAAGCAAAAGAAGCATTAAAAATATTAACTGATGATGATCTTAGCAAGATCAAAGACTTTATGAAAAAATCAAAAGGCGGCCGTTTATAAATATAGTTGTTATCATGAACAATTATAATTAGAAAGGACGTATGAAATGAGTGAGCGAGATAATTTTTTTACAATTGATTATCCTGGTTATCAACCGCTAGAAGTCTTGCTAGAAGATCCTGAAAATTTTTTGAAAGTAAAAGAAACTCTTTGTAGAATAGGTGTTGCGTCTAAAAAAGACAATACGTTATTTCAGTCTTGCCATATATTGCATAAGCAAGGAAGGTATTACATTACGCATTTTAAAGAATTGTTTGCTTTGGATGGTAAAGAAGCGGACTTCATGGAAAATGATTTAGAAAGGCGTAATACTATTGCTAAATTATTAGAAGATTGGGGTTTGTTAAAAATCATTTCTACTTTAAAAGAAGATGAATTTTGCCCTCTTAATAAAATTAAAATTATATCATTTAAAGAAAAAAATGAATGGAATCTTGTTCCTAAATATAAAATTGGAAAAAAACGTTTTTAAAATAAAAAAGAATTTATAAATAAAGTGCTGGCATTGGCTGGCACCACTATACGCCGATAGGGTATAGTAATTTTAACCTCGCTGAAAAGGAGAGACTTATGACTCGCGTACAAAGATATGCAACAGGCAATATGGCTGATATTTTAGATAATGTAAGACCGTTTACTGTTGGCTTCACTAGAATGTTTGAAAGTTTAGCCGATGTAAACGACAGTGTAGCAAGCAATTACCCACCTTACAATATTGTAAAGTGTGATGATGAAAATTACATCATTGAAATTGCTTGTGCAGGATTCCGCAAAGATGAATTTGAAATTCAGTTATTACCCGATAATAATAAACTGATTGTACAAGGTGTACAGGATCGCCGTGAAGACAAACGCGATTATTTTCATAAAGGAATTGGATCAAGAAACTTTACACGTTCTTTTTTACTAGAAGGGGATGTTAAAGTAACTGATTGTGAATTTACCGATGGTATGTTAAATATCTTTCTAAAAAGAATCATACCTGAAGATAGAAAACCCAAACAAATTATTGTGAAATAAGGTGAATTAGCTATGGCTCAAGTCCAAGTTATTAAGTTATCAACTGGAGAAGATATTATAGCTTCAGTTGAAGTAATGGATGTTCCTGGTTCTGAAAAAATGGTTATGGTTGAAAAACCCTGCATCATTCTTCTTAGACCTAAAGAACAAAATCCTAAAGAATTTGGCTTGGGCTTAGCACCCTATTGCCCATATGCAAAGGGGTACAAGTTTACCATAGTGAATTCACATATTGTCTCTATCTTTGAACCAGAAGAAACTCTTTTAAATGAATACACAAAAAGATATGGTTCACTAGTACCTACTTCAGTTAGACAAGTACTACAGGAATAGCATGAGTGTAGCACTTTCAAAAAAAGAGGTTTAATTGCTTGACATAAACTCCTCGTTATTATATAATGTATTCACACTGAGAGGAAGATATGTCAAATTTTTATACTTTTGCTAAACACTACGGTAATAAAATACTATATCGTGGTATCGAAAACGGAAAAAGGGTATCTAAAAAGGTACCCTTTTCTCCTACTCTTTATGTTCCTTCAAAGAATGAATCTAATTTTAAAAGCATATTCGGTGATGTTGTTTCTCCAATTAAGTTTGATTCTAATTCAGAAGCATCTGATTTTGTAGAACAATATAAAAACGTATCCAATTTTCCAATTTACGGGCAGACGAATTGGGGTTATCAATTTATATCTGAGAAGTATCCTGAAAAAGAAATCATTTGGGACATTTCAAAAATACTATTGTATTCAATAGACATTGAAACTACAGTTGAGAATGGTTTTCCTGACGTATTCAATCCTATGGAAAGAATCACTCTCATTACTTTGCAGAACAGTGTAACTAAAAAGATTACTACATTTGGTAGTGGTCCGTTTACTCCCGGTGAAGCTACTAAAAACTTTGATATTGATTATAAAGAATGTGAATCAGAAAAGAAACTTCTTCTTCGCTTTATAGATTGGTGGATTGTAAATTGTCCTGATGTTATTACGGGTTGGAATATAAAAGAATTTGATATACCATATATTATTTCTCGTATGGAAAGAATTCTAGGAGAAGAAGTAGGTAGTCATGCTAAAAAATCAATGAGTCCTTTTAGCATTGTTCGTGACGTTAAAAAATCTTACAATGGTAGAACACATCTGACATATGATATACAGGGTGTTGCTCAGTTAGATTATTTGGACATGTACAAAAAGTTTACCTATGTTACCCGTGAAAGTTATTCTCTAGATCATATTGCTGAAGTTGAACTCGGACATTCAAAGTTAGAGAATCCTCATGACACATTCAAGGAGTTTTACGAAAAGGATTGGAATCTTTTTGTCGAATATAATATCATAGATACTGTACTTGTAGATCAGTTAGAAGACAAGATGAAACTTATCGAACTCTGTCTCACAATGTCTTATGATGCGAAAATGAATTTCGAAAATGTATTCTCTCCTGTAATGACTTGGGACTGTTTGTTTTATAACTTTCTCTTAGAACAGAACATTATAATTGGTCAGGGTAACGGTAGACCTGAAAGAACTATTGCAGGTGCTTATGTACAAGAACCTGTTCCTGGTCCATATGAGTGGGTTGAATCGTTTGATGCGACTTCACTCTATCCTTCTATCATTATGCAATATAACATGAGTCCAGAAACATTAGTGCCAGGTAGTATGTATGAAGTAGATGTTGATGGTTTACTTGCAAGCAAATACAAGTTTGATACTGATGATGCAGTTGCTGCGAATGGTCAAACATTTATTCGCACTAAACGAGGACACTTTCCTAATCTTGTTCAAAAGTTTTTTGATGATAGGCAGCGTTACAAAAAACTAATGATACAAGCTAAACAAGAATATGAGATTAGCAAAGATCCTAATACAAAAAAATTAATATCTAAGTATAATAATTTTCAGATGGCAAGAAAGATTCAACTAAACTCTCTTTACGGTGCTTTAGCTAACAATTACTTCAGATATTATGATGATCGTATAGCAGAGGGAATAACGCTTACTGGTCAATTCATCATCCGGAAGACAGCAAGAGCTTTAGATGAGTTTTTGAATGATATATTAAAAACTAAAGGTAAAATGTATAGTTTTTATACAGACACTGACTCTTGTTATATTACCCTAAAAGATTTAGTAGATAAATTTTTTGCTAAAAAATCTCACAGTGAATTGATTGATATCTTGGATAAGATAGGAAACGATCAGATTGAACCTTGTATTGCTAAAGCTATGAAAGAATTGGCAGAATACACAAATGCCTTTGAAGAAAAAATAGTTTTTAAACGTGAAGCGATTGCTGATAAGTGTTTGTGGGTTGCTAAAAAACGATATGCAATGAATGTTTGGGACAACGAGGGTGTACGATACAAAACTCCTGACTTGAAAGTATTGGGTCTTGAGATTGTTAGGTCTTCTACACCGAAACCTGTCAGGGACAGTCTTCGTGAAGCCGTTCGTATTTGTTTAACTAAGGACGAAAAACACCTGCATAATTTTATAAATGAAACAAAACAAAACTTTAGTAAACTGAGTCCTGAAGAAATAGCATTTCCTCGTAGTAGTAATAACATGGCAACATATGGCAATATCAGTTCAATATATGGTAAAGGTTGTCCTATGCATGTTCGTGGATCTTTACTATATAATTATTACTTGGATAAGTTTGAATTGTACAACAGGTACGAAAAAATACAAGAAGGCGATAAAATCAAATTCATATATTTGAAAGAACCTAACACTATAAGAGAAAATACTATTGCCTTTAAAAGTAAATTGCCTGAAGAGTTTAACATACACAAATATGTTGATTATGATTTAATGTTTGAAAAAGCATTTCTTGAACCTATGGATACCATTGTTAAAACTTTAAAATGGAATACCGAAAAACAATCTACACTTGAAGATTTATTTGTATAGACTATTTCTATTCTTGACAAATATATTTAAGGTGTGTTATTATTACATACAGAATTAGAACTAATTGACTAGGAGAAAATATAATGAGTTTAATTGATAAATTGAAAAAGAATAGTACTATCAAAGATACTGCTATCTTAACAGAGTCTAAATTCTTCGGAGTTAAAGACTTGATTCAAACTGCTGTGCCTGCGTTGAATGTAGCATTGAGTGGTCGTCTTGATGGAGGATTGACACCTGGTCTAACAGTGTTTGCGGGTCCTTCAAAACATTTTAAAACAGCATTTTCATTGATGTTAGCAAAATCGTATTTGGACAAATATGATGATGCCGTAGTATTGTTTTATGATTCAGAATTTGGCACACCTCAAGCATATTTTGATACTTTTGATATTGATAAGAGCCGTGTAGTTCATACTCCTATAACAGACGTAGAACAATTGAAACATGATTCAATGTCTCAGTTAAATAGTATTGAGCGAGGTGATCACGTTATTATCATAGTCGATTCTGTTGGTAATTTGGCAAGTAAAAAAGAAGTAGAAGATGCTCTTGAAGGTAAGAGTGTAGCGGATATGTCTCGTGCTAAACAGTTGAAATCATTATTTCGTATGGTTACACCTCATTTAACAATTAAAGATATTCCGATGGTTGTAGTCAATCACACATATAAAGAAATTGGACTGTACCCTAAAGATATTCTTTCTGGTGGTACAGGAATTTATTATTCTTCTGATAATATTTTTATCATTGGTCGTCAACAAGAAAAAGATGGGCAAGATTTAACAGGTTATAACTTTATTATTAATGTTGAAAAATCTCGGTTTGTTCGTGAAAAGTCTAAGATTCCAATTGAAGTATCTTTTGAAGGTGGTATTAGTAGATGGTCTGGATTACTTGATATGGCATTAGAATCTGGACACATTATTAAACCTAGCAATGGTTGGTATCAGAAAGTAGATATGAATACTGGTGAAATTATTGATGGTAAATATCGACAAAAAGATACTAATACAAAAGAATTTTGGCAACCAGTGTTAAATGATGAAACATTTATCAGTTGGATAACAAAAAGATATTCTATCTCTAGTGTAGATGGTATCATGCGTGATGAACTTAGTGAACAAGACATTGATGCAGCCTACAAAGAAGTCTGAAGGTCAATGTGACTGTTGTCACATACCTATATGGGAAGGCGACAGGGCAGTTTGTTTTCACACAGATGATCAAGAAGTTTATCTGTGTGAAAGCTGTGTCGAAAAAATTTACGGTGAATATGTAAAGGAAGAATATAAATGATAGTCTTGGTTTGTGGTTTGCCTGGATCAGGAAAAACTTGGTTATCTGAAAAACTTTGTGAAGGACAACCTAATTTTGTACATCTCAATGCTGATCGTGTAAGAGAAGCAGTACGCGATTGGGATTTTTCAGAAGAAGCAAGAATTCGTCAGGCTATTCGTATGCGAGGTCTTGCATTTACTGAAGCAATGTTTGGCTCTATAGTAATTGCAGATTTTATATGCCCGACACCACAAACGAGAAAAATGTTTGACGCAGACTATACTATTTTTCTTGACACAATAGACATAGGTCGATATCATGATACTAACAAGATGTTTGTTAAACCGGACGATGCAGATTTCACTATACCTGAACACATAAATGAAAACGCAGTAGATATGATAAGAAAGAGGATTCTAAATGCAGCACCGAATGGAAAATATAATTTTAGTAAATCTACTTGATAATGATGCTTATTTTAGAAAAGCAATACCTTTTTTAAAATCTGAATATTTTACAGGTGAGCATAGAATCTTGTTGAAAAAAATACAAGAGTATTCTATAAAATATAATAAAGCTCCGACAATTCAAGCACTAGCTATCTCTATTGAAGAAGATAGAACAGTAACTGAAGGTCAACTTCCTATTCTAAGCGAATGGTTGAAAGGGTTTGAACCTATTGTAAATGATCCTCAATGGATATTAGATGAGACTGAAAAGTTTTGTAAAGATAAAGCGATCTTTAATGCTATCATGGAAGGCATTCAAATCATTGATGGAAGAAACAGTGATTTAGGTCCTGATGCACTTCCTGATTTATTGTCTAAAGCACTACAAGTTGGTTTTGATAACAATATTGGTCACGATTACATTGAAAACGCAGACAAACGATATGAATTCTATCATAGACTAGAAGAAAAGATGCCGTTTGATTTGGCAATGTTTAATGAGATTACTGAAGGAGGACTTGCTAACAAAACATTGAATGTTGCACTCGCAGGTACTGGTGTTGGTAAATCTCTTTTTATGTGTCACATGGCAGCGAATGCTATCTCACAAGGTAAAAATGTTTTATACATTACACTTGAGATGTCTGAAGAAAGAATTGCAGAACGTATTGATGCGAATCTAATGAACTTGCCTATCGGACAGTTGAAAGAATTGTCTAAGCAAATGTTTGAAGATAGAATTAGTAAAATTAATGCTAAGATACAGGGTCGATTAATTGTAAAAGAATATCCTACAGCATCAGCACACAGTGGGCATTTCAAAGCATTGATAAATGAATTGAAACTAAAAAGAAATTTTGCTCCTGATATTATTTTTATTGACTATCTTAATATTTGTTCTTCAAGTAGGTTTAAGTCGGGGTCGTCTGCAAACAGTTATACTATCATCAAGTCAATTGCAGAAGAACTTCGAGGTCTTGCAGTAGAACAAAATGTTCCTTTAGTTACGGCGACACAAACTACGAGGAGTGGTTTTAATAGCAGTGATGTAGAACTTACGGACACTTCAGAATCATTTGGTCTTCCTGCTACTGCTGATCTTATGTTTGCTCTCATAAGCACTGAAGAGCTGGAAAAACTTGGTCAGATAATGGTTAAACAATTGAAAAACAGATATTCTGATCCGACACGTAACAAACGTTTTATGATAGGTGTAGATAGGTCTAGAATGAAACTTTTTGACATTGAGGGTAACCCGCAAGAGGGTTTGCAAGATTCAGGTAGTGATATACCAGTATTTGATAAATCTTCTTTTAAAAGCAGTTATGAAGATATTAAATTTTAGAAAAACAAAAATGCTATAAATAGTACGTTCCACCTAACAATAAAAAAATAGGAATAGTATTATGATAGATGATCCAAAGTATCACCCAGCAGATGTAAACGGCGACGGTGCGGTAGACAATCAAGAAAAAGAAATGTTTATTGAGTTTAAGCGCAAGCGTTTGGAAGATGAAGACGCAATGCGTGACGCTCAAAGAAAAATGGCATGGTTCGCACTTTACGGTATGTTACTGTACCCAGCGTGTGTTCTATTTGCTACATTCTTTGGAATGGAACAGGGTGCTAATGTACTAGGGGACATGGCACCCACTTACTTCGTTTCAGTAGCTGCCATTGTTGCTGCATTCTACGGCAAATCTGCCTATGAGAGTAAAAACTAAAGTATAACCTCTTGATTTTGTTAATCTTTTTTGTTTAGCCAGT